TGATGAATCAACTCATAATCATATTGAGCAAGTAAGAAAATATATCTTTTCAATGAGAGATACTTTTTATAATGACTTAGAAAACGAAAAGGATTTAAGAGTTTGGATTATAAATTCATCACCAATAAGAAGTGTAAGAAATGAATTAGCTAAAAGATTAAATGCTAATATAGTTTACCTTAAAAGAACTAAAGATGAATGTCTTAGAGTAGCTGAGAATGAAAGACCTGAAGAGTGGAAAGGTTACATTGAAAATTACTTTGAAAGATTTGAAGATATTGAAGAGAATGAAAATATTAATATTATTGAAGTAAAGGCATTAAGTGATATTGATTTAACACCAACTCAAGGAATGATTGATGAGGCAAGAAAAGGGCTTGAGTGGAGAAAAGAATTTGGAAGAGGTGGGACTGAGGTTGGAATCCGCACAGCAAGAATGATAATAAACAATGAACTTACTCCAGATAGAGTAACAAGAATGTTTAGCTTTCATTCAAGGCATCAAGTAGACAAAGAGGCGGAGGGCTACAACTCAGGAGAAAAGGGTTATCCGTCAAATGGACGCATTGCGATAGCTTTATGGGGAGGTGATGCTGGATTTTCTTTTAGTGAAAGGAAAAGAGAGGAAATAAAAGAAGAGGAGGAAAAAAGAGTTAGTGCTAAAATAAAAACAGCATTAGAGAATAAAAGAGATGAGCATAATGAAGAAATTAAAGAACTTAGTTTGGATTGGGATGGTTCTGTTACTTTATCAATGTTGGAAAAGGTATTTGATAGAGGGGTTGGGGCTTACAATACTAATCCTCAATCAGTAAGGCCATCTGTTAAATCACCTGAGCAATGGGCCTTGGCCAGAGTGGGAAGTTTTTTATATGCTATGAAAAAAGGTAAATTTAGAAGTGGTAAGCATGATACTGATTTGCTACCAAGTAATCATCCAGTAAAAAAAGAAATGGAAGAAAAAATGAATAACATGAAAATAGAAAAAAGACACATAAGAGAAATTATAGAAGATGATAAAACAATAACTATTGTTTATGGTAAATCTGATGAATGGGAAGGATATATTGATAATGATATGAATGACACTATGGAAGAGGAAGAGGTCATTGAAGAATCATATAATAAAGAAGATGAAGAAGAAGATGAGAAAACATTCAGAAATAATAATCCTAATGTAGAAAAAAGAACATTCAATCTTGAAAGTAAAATTGAAACAAGAGAGGTTGATGGTAAAGAAAGAAATGTTGTTGTTGGATATGGTAGTGTATATAACTCCAGAAGTGAGAATCTTGGTGGCTTTTATGAGTACATCTCAGAGGGTGCTTTTACTGATAAGCTAATTAATTCATCAGATGTAAGAGCATTAATTAACCATGATCCAAATTTAATACTTGCAAGAAGCAAGAATGGTGAGGGAACTCTTAAATTAAATGCGGATGCTAAGGGATTAAAATACGAGTTTGAAATGCCAGATACATCTTATGCAAGAGATTTATTAATTAACATGAAAAATAATAATTTGAATCAAAGCTCTTTTGCTTTTACTATTCCATCTGGTGGGGATGAGTGGAGTTCAGATGATGCTGGTAATAATATTAGAACAATCAATAAAATAGATAGATTATTTGACATCTCTGTTGTTACTTACCCAGCATATAGTCAAGCGGACTCTGATGTCATGGTAGCACAAAGGGGATTGAAAGAATATAAAGAAACAAAGAAATTAGTCAAGCATTCTCTTCTTGGACTAAAAATTGAAATAAATAAGAGAAAATAATAATTAAAATTAAATTTAAATGAAAACATCAATTGAATTAAAAGAGTTACGTTCTGACATAATCTCACAATTGGAGAATATCAAAGATGTTGCTTCAACTGAGAAGAGGGACTTAACTGAAGATGAAAACAATCAAGTGGATGGATTATTAACTGAGGTTGATAGTCTTGATACAAAGATTGAAAGAGCTGAAAAAATGGAAACTATTAAAAGAAATAGTGCTGTTGTTTCAGGAGTTGAAACTAAAAAAGTAGAAAAGGAAGTAAGAAACTATTCTTTCCAAGATGCTTTGAATCAAGCTGCTACTGGTAGAATTGAAGGACTTGTAAAGGAAATGGATCAAGAGGCAAGAAATGAATCAAGATACACAGGTCAATCATTCAAAGGAGTTGGTATTCCTTCAAGCATATTAACAAGAGCTGCTGTAGGTACTGCTGCTGGTAATGCTACTGAAGTAATGGCTTGGACTGACCAATTAGAAGCAAATCTTGTTTTAGCAAGTGCTGGAGCTAATTTTTATAGTGGAGTGAACAATATGAAGTTCCCAATATTTTCATCTATAAATTCTGGCTTCGTTGCAGAAACTGGTGGCTCTGCTCCAGCGGCAAATGGAACCGCTACATCATTAACATTAAGCCCTAAAAAGCTAATATCTATTGTAAACGTATCAGCTGAAGCTGTTACTCAAAACGCATCTATTGAAGCGGCATTGAGAAGAAACATGGCTTCAAGTGTAGCGGCTACAATGGAATCAGCTTTCTTAGCTAATGATGATGTAAGTAATGCACCAGCATCATTATTTAAAGATGCAACATCTTCAGCAACATCAGTAATTTCTGTTGCTAATGTTCAGAAAATGGAAACTGATTTATTAGCTGCAAGTGTTTCTTTAGAGGGAGCAAGAATGGCTTATATAATGAATCCAGCGGCTTATTCTGATGTAAAATCATTAGCTCAAGTTGCTTCTGTTTCACCATTATATGATAATGCTGATAAAAGATTAAATGGATATTTTGCATTCATTACATCTAATCTTAACTCAGGTGGTACTGCTTCTAAAACTGCTGCTTTATTTGGAGATTTCTCTAAAGTGCATATTGCTCAGTTTGGAGGTTTAGATGTTATTTATGACATTTATTCAGGTGCTGGAACTGGTGAGCCAAGATACGTTCTTACATCTCTTGTAGATGCTGGAGCTGTTCAGGCTACTACTTTCCACAAAAACTTGGAAGCATAATACTTAGTATTAATTAAAGGGGTGGCATAATACCCATCCCTTTTTTTTAAAATTTAACTATGAGAGCATACAAAGTAGTAACACCAGCAACAAATAATCCATTAACATTAACTGAGGCTAAAACTCATTTAAAGGTTGATACAACAGCGGATGATACATTTATCACTAATCTGATTAGATCAGCAACATCATCAGCTCAAGAATACACTAACAGATTTTTTATTGCAACTACTATTCAACAATATGGTGATAAGTGGGATGATATAAGCAATCTACTTAAATCACCAGTTGCAAGTGTAACTCATATTAAATATGTTGATACATCTGGAAGTTTACAGACATTAAGTACTGATGTTTATTTTGTAGATGATGTAAACAAACCAGCAAGAATTGGATTGAAACCAAATCAATCTTTCCCAGATATTATTGATAGATTGAATGCAATATATGTTGAATATGTTGTTGGAATAGCGGCGGGATCAGATGAGGTTGATGAGGGAATAAGGCAGGCTTTATTATTAACAATTGGTAATTGGTATCAGAATAGACAAGCGGTAGTAACTGGAACAATAGCAACTGAGCTTCCAATGAATGCTAAGTTTTTATTAGACCAATATAAAATTCAAGTATGCAGATAGGGCATCTTGATAGAAGAATTACTTTGCAAAACTATTCAACAAGTGCTAACAGCTATGGTGAGTTAATAGAATCTTATAGTACATATAGAGAAGTTTGGGCAAAAGTAGATTTTGATGGCGGTAGTCAATCAGATGAATTTGATAGAATAACAGCAATAAGCAAAGTAAAGTTTTTTATTAGAAATCTTGACTTAGCAAACTTAACCGAAAAAACAAGAATAAGCTATGATAGTAAATTATATTACATTCAAGCAATAAATGAGATAGAGGGTAGAGATAGTTTTTTAGAAATAATAACTGAACAAAGAGATTAAATGAGTTATAGTAGAGCAACAGAAAGAGTAACTTTTAAGATGGAGGGTTTGAAAGAACTGCAAGATTTATTTGCTCAATTACCTAAAACATTGAACAATGATAAGATGTTCAATAAGTTCTTTAGAGAGAACTCAAAACCATTAATCAAAGAAGCCAGAGCTAATCTTGTAAAAGAGAAAGCTGATAAAACTGGAAGATTAAAAAGGTCAATCGGTTATTTTACAACAAAGAAATCTAAAAAATTCTTAGGGGGTTTTGTAGGACCAAGAGTTAAAGGAGCTTTTGGAGCTGGTAAGAATAGGAAAACTAAAGATGGAAAAAATCAAGGTAAATCTGGGTTTTATGGAGCTTGGATTGAATATGGTGATGAAGTAATGTTTTATGGAAAAGGACCAATGAAAAGAGCTAAGAAATACTTTGAGCCAGCTTTTAAAACAACTAAAGGTATAATGTTAAAAAATACTTTTAAAGATGCTGAGAAAGTAATTGGAAGGACTGTAAAAAGCTATGCAAAGAGAACAGACAAATATGGAGTTTTAGGAAGATAATGAAAGTAGGATTAGCATTATATAGTTTATTGAGTAGCAATGCAGGGGTTAGCTCAGTTGTTGGAACGAGAATCTTTCCAAACGTAGCTCCTCAAACTACTACATTCCCATTTATTATTTATGAAGTAGATGGAGATGATCCTAACGACACTAAAGATGGAGTGAGTACAGTAGATGTAAACAATGTTACTGTAAGTTGTTATTCTAAATCATATAGTGATGCAAGTGATTTAGCATTAAAAATAAGAACTGCATTAGATAGACAAAGCGGAACTCATGGAGGGGTTTCAATTCAATCTATTCAATATGATAGTTACAATGATATTTTTGATGATAACCATGAAGATGGAGTATTTAGGAAAGCAATAGATTTTAATGTAAGAATTATAAATACAGCATAATGAAATATAAATTAGAAAAGAATTTAAGAATGTTTGGAAATGTTTTCCAAGCTGGTGAATCAGTTGAATTAAAAGAAGAGGATTACAAGAGGCTCAAGAAATTGGGTTATTTTAAAACTAAAAAAAAGAAAGTAAAAGATGGCGACAATAACAGTTCAAACGATAACTGAAAGCGGAATAACTCCCACCTTTGCAAGTGCAACGGCAGAGGGAGATGTAATGGATAATGATGGAAAGACCTTTCTCATGATAAAGAATGGGAGTGGTGGTTCTATCACTGTTACTGTAACAGCTCAAGTTACTTCTGTTAAAACTCAATTGTTTGGAGAAACAACTAAAAGCAATGCAACTATTGCTGTTGGTGCTGGTGCTGAGGGTATGATTGGACCATTTTCACCATCAGCTTTTAATACAAATGATTCACAAATAAGTATAACTTATAGCGGGGTAACAAGTGTTACTGTTGCAGGGTTTAGATTAAATAATTAATTAATTAAATAAATAAATAGAAATGGCAATTTTAAATGGAACTGAATTAAAAGTGTATAGCGGAACAGGTTCACAAACGAATCTTGTAGCTTTTGCACAAAACTGTACTTTGACAGTTAATCAAAGTGTAAGAGAAATAACTAATAAAGAATCCGCTGGATTCAAAGAAATATTAGAAGGATTGAGAGATTTCACTATTGATGTAGATGGAGCTTATGCTTGGAGCAATGGGAGCAATAGTCCAATCTCTGATGGTGCTGATGATCTTATTGATACTAATGTTTTAACAAACAGGCAGCCTGTGAGTTTTACGTTTGGAGATAATCAAACTACTGGTGACAATAACTATACTGGAAGCGGATTTATAACATCAATGAGTTTAACTGGCGGTACTGAAGACACAGCAACTTATTCTTTTACAATAGAGGGAACTGGCATCTTAGATAGAGTTGAAGTTTAATAATAACTTTTGGTGGAGGTGCTTGGTAATTCTTTCGGTGAGTTACTGAGCATCAAAACCATTTTAAAATACTTACTGAAATGAATTATAAAATGATAACAATAGGCAAAGAGGACCATCCAATTAAGTTTGGCTTCAATGCTTTAAGAAAATATTCTAAAATGACTAATACATCACTTGCGGACTTAGATAAACTTGGGCAAGAGATGACTTTAGATAATGCTTTAATTTTAATGTATTGCGGTATTGAGGATGGTTACAGAGCATCCAAGCAAGAAATGAAATTATCTGTTGATGATTTAGCTGATTCAATAGATGGTGATTTCAATGCTATTGCAAGATGTATGGAAATTTTAGGAGAGATGATGGGACAGGTAAACGAAAAAAAGCCGAAGCCCAAGCAGAAGAAAAACTGACTTGGGACAGATTAGAAGAGATAGCTTTTGGATTAATGGGACTATCTGTTGAGGAGTTTTATAATATGATTCCAAGACATTTTTTTAATAAAATGACTGGATTCTATGAACTCCTAAGCTTGAAAGAAAAGCATGAATGGGAAAGAGTAAGATGGCAAACAGCGGTTTTAGTCAATATACAAATCCCAAAAGGAAAGAGAATAAAACCAACAGATTTGATTGAATTTGATTGGGATAAAAAGAAAAAAGAAGTTGATTATAAGAAGTTGAAAGCAAGAGCTGAGTATATTAAACGAATAGAAGAATTAAAGAAAGATGGCAAATAAGAGTGTAGGGTTTTTAACAGTAGCGTTTGGAGCTGATTTAAGGGGCTTTGATAAAGCCATGAAGAAAGCTACGAGAGATATAAAGAAGTTTGGAGCTAATATGAAGAATGTTGGTCAAGACTTGACAAGAAATATCACTTTACCAGTAATTGCTTTGGGTGGTGCATCTGTAAAATTAGCATCTGATTTCAATGAAAGTCTTAATAAAGTTCAAGTATCTTTTGGAGATTCTTCCAAATCAGTTGAAGAGTTTGCTGATACAACTTTAAGATCATTTGGTATTGCAAGAGGATCAGCTTTAGAGATGGCTGCTCTATTTGGCGATATGGGTACATCATTAGGGATGAGCCAACAAGAAGCGGCTAACATGGCAACATCATTAGTTGGATTAGCGGGTGATTTAGCTTCATTT